TCTAGTTGCCGGGACACTTTTTGCTTCCTGCAGCAGTTTGCAGACCATATCTTTTGACCAGTTACAGGCAGCCGATGGGGTAGTCTAAATGGCATCGAACAAGTATATGACTGTCGATCAGCTTGCCGAGCGCTGGATGTGCTCGCCGTCATACGTTCGCACCTTGCTCCGGAGCGGCCAATTGTCAGCAGTAAAAATTGCCGGCTGGAAGGTCCGCCAAGATGAAGTCCTGCGTTTTGAAAAAGCAAAAGAGCAGGCCGACACAGAAGCGCTGCGGCAACAGCGTATCGGTTACATTCTGTGATAATTTTATCACAAACGGAAAGGCGAGGACAACGATGGAAAGATACCAGAATATCTACCAAAGTGCCCGCGAAGGTGCGGGTTTGACGCAGGAAAAAGCAGCCGAGATGCTTGGCTGGTCGGTGCGGAATCTGCAGGCCATCGAGCAGGAGGACCGGACACCTACGCCGGTGCGCGTGGCTGAGATGGCAGAGGCGTATCGTGCGCCGTGGCTGCGCGGATATTACTGCAACCGGTGTCCGCTGGGTACACTGTGGCGGCGACCGGAAAGCAATGTCGAGCTGCAGCAGCTGGCCTTGGAGGTCGGCTTGGAGAGCGAGGACTACGAGCAGGAGCGTGCCGACGCGCACGATCTGGCGATGATCGCCCTCGACCGCAAAATTGACGATGATGAATCATCGCGATATAACGCCATTGTGCAGCGTATGCTGCGGCGGGCCTATCTGGCAGAGATGGCCTTGATCAGCGGCGAGACAGCAAAGGAGCGAGAAAATTGAAAAACGGACAAAGAAAAAACGCCCAGACGGCGGCAACCGTACTGAGCGTCAATGCAAAAACATCTTGTATTTATAATTATACCACCACAGCCATCGACCGTCAAGTACCGGATTTTGAGGTGCTCGATGGCGGCTGTCAGGGCGTGCGCCCGCGCATGGTCGGCATCGGCTTTACGCTGCTGCTGCTCACGGCCGGACTGACGGACAACGGCACGCTGCCGCTGTCCGTCACGGTGCTGGCCGGTATGGTCGGCTTGGCTCTGTTGATGGGAGGGGTACGCAATGCATGAGGTAAACGTGCGGCTGCCAATCCCTGACGAGCTGTGGAAAGAAATCGCGGAGCTGGCAGAGAAGAAGAGCAGCCGACCGGGAGAACTGGCTGAATTTCTGGTGATGGTCGGTCTGTATCATCACCTGCGCCAGAACATCGATATGTACAAGGCAAGCATCATGCTGAGCGAGAGGCGAAAGGAGGGGAAGGTTGACACATGAATTTCCATTTTGACGGTGCTGTGGCTGAAATGTACGGCGTGGATGGTGCGGTTTTTATCTCGCGCCTGCAGTTCTGGATCGAGAAGAATGCCGCCAACGACCGGCACTATCACGAAGGCCGATACTGGACGTACAACAGCCTGCGTGCCATGGAAAAACTGTTCCCGTTCTGGTCGCGTCGGCAGATCGAGCGCATCGTCAAGAACCTCAAGGACAAGGGCGTTCTGCTGACCGCGAACTACGCCAGGGACAGCCATGACCGCACCCTGTTTTACGCCCTCGACGAGAGCAAATTACCCATTTCACCGTTTGGTGGTGAGGTGTCACCGTTTGGTGACACCACCCCGTCACGGAACGGTGACAACCTGTCACCAAACGGTGAAATGATTAATGAACAGTTAAAGACACAGATAAAAGAAGAGGAAGATAAGGCAAATAAGCCCGAAATAAGCAATAAGCCGCAGCAGCTTGCAGACCGGTACAACGCCATCTGCACCAACCTGCCGAGAGTCGTCCGGCTGACGGACAAACGCCGGCGAGCGGTGCGCCTGATCTACGGCAAGGGCTACACACCGGAGCAGCTCGACGAGGTGTTCCGCAAGGCGCAGGCGAGCAGCTTCTGTACCGGCCAGAACGACCGCCATTGGAAGGCCGATTTTGACTGGCTGCTGAACGAGAGCAATCTGGTCAAGGTGCTTGAGGGCAAGTACGATAATCCGGCGGCAGCCAAGCCGCCCGAGAAGGGAGGCGGCCGCAAATGGCTGAAATGATGGATCTGTACAACGAAGCCGAAAACAGCGTGCTCGGCACACTGATCGCGGACGCCGAGGTAAACGCCTCGCTGGTGTTCGCGCGGGTGCGGCCCGAGGATTTCGTCACCGGAATCTCGCGGCAGATTTTTGAGACCTGCCGGGCGATGTACGGACGCGGCGATGTGATCGACCCGCTGACCGTCAAGGCGGCCTGCGGACCGGAGTTTGCGACATGGCTCAAGGAGCTGGAGCAGATCACGCCGTCGGCGCGATACTGCGGCGCGTATGTGGACAAGCTGCTTGAGCTGTCCCGCCGGTACCGCCTGCAAAAGCTGTTCCGTGAGGCGCTGGATGGCAACTTTGCCGGGCTGCCGATGGAAGAACTCATCGGCAAGATCGAGTGCATGAACAACGTGGTCGCGGATGACAACGACCAGCGCAGCAGCACGATGACCGACCTGCTCGCGGATTTTTACACCCGCATGGGGCAGGAGCGGCAGTATCTCGATTGGGGCTTTGACGAGCTGAACCGCTACGTCAAGGTCAACCCCAAGCACTATGTCGTGGTTGGTGCTCGACCGAGTGCAGGCAAGACCGCATTTGCCTTGCAGGTGGCGTTACATATGGCCGAAAAGCATAACGTCACGTTTTTCTCACTCGAGACCGACAGCGAGACGGTCGAGGACCGCATCATGGCGGCGCAGGCCGGTGTTGACCTGGCACACATCCAGTCCGGCAATCTGGAGGAGGCCGAAACAGTCACACTGGTCGAGGCCAAGCGCAAACTGGCCGACCGGAATTTCCACTTTTACGAGGCAACCGGCGTTACGGTCGATGAGATTCGCGCCGTGACCTGCCGAAACAAGTCGGACATCATCGTGGTGGACTATCTGCAGCTTGTCCGGTCGAGTGACCCGAAACACATCGGCAAGGAGTACGAGACGATCACCGAGGTTACGACCGCATTGCAGCGGCTTGCCAAAAGCGGCGTGTGCGTGATCGCGCTCAGCCAGCTCAGCCGAGGCGGCGAGGGCATGGCAGCCTTGCGCGGCTCCGGCCAGATCGAGCAGGACGCCGATGTGGTCATGCTGCTCGACTACCCGTCCGAGAAGGACGTAGAGAGTGACGAGGAAGCCGCCGATCTGGAAGCAGGCCGCCTGCGTGTGATCGAGATTGTCAAAAACAAGGGCGGCCGCCGAGGGTCTATCCCGTTCTGGTTCTGCGGTTCGCAGCAGCGGTTCCTCGCCCAGTGGCAGGGCTTTTACCAGTCCAAATTACGCATGATGGAGGATGATGCAACAGCATGAGATTAAGCAAAGCAATCCCGCGCCTGCGGTTTGAGCGCCGCCGGTTGTACGCGCAGAGTAAGGTCTGTTCGCCGGAAATGCGGCGGGAATACCGAGAGAGAGCCGAGGCAATCGGCGCGGTGCTTGGATATATCAAACGGAACCGGAAGGAGAAACAGCATGATTGAGATTAAAATTAACGGAATACAGGCCGAATGCAAATTTGATTGCACGGACGGACAGATTTTGAGTGATGACATCCACCGTGCGTTGATCGCGCTGTATCGCGTAGTTTGCAAGGCGACGAATGACGAGACTGCCGACAAGGCGATGCAGTATATCATGGCTCTGATCGGGTCTGGCATAATCAAGAAAGACTATGAGCAGCTGATGCAGAGAGCGGGAGCGAAAACATCTTGAAAACGATTAGCATAGTGAATTTGAAGGGCGGCGTCGGCAAGACCGTCACCGCGGTAAACCTTGCAGGCATTTTGGCTGCCGACTATGGCAAGCGCGTCCTGTTGGTAGACAGCGACCCGCAGGGTGACGCCAGCCAGTACATCGGCGTAGTACCTGACGCCTGCAGCACGGCCGACCTGTTCGACGGCGGCACGGCCTACTACGAGGACGTCATCCAGCACACCATTTACCGTGATCTTGACATCGTCCCGTCCGACATGCAGCTCGCCTCGGTTGATCTGGACGCCGACATTGACCGTAAGCAGGCGGTTCGCGTGTACGCCGATCTGCGTGACGCACTGGTCGAGGATGATGCGTACGACGTGATGATCTTCGATTGTCCGCCGTCATTCAGCTTGCCGTGCATCTCGGCGATTGCTGCCAGTGATATGGTCTTCGTGCCGATCAAGCCGGGCGCGTTTGAGATGGCCGGCATGCGGCTGCTTGCCGATCAGATTGCCAGTGTGCAGAGCACCGGCCTTGCCAAGCGCAGTGTTCGCGGTCTGCTGACCATCTGGCACAACGCTGACGCAACGCGCCAGAGCGAGGACTGGCTGCGAGAGCACAGCCCGATTCAGCTGTTTACGCAAAAGATCAGACGCACCGACAAGGTGACCGAGAGCACCTACGCCGCACAGCCGGTCACGCGCTGGTCTCCGACCTCGGCGGCCGCCCGCGACTACCGAGCATGGGTGGAAGAACTCATGGAGGTGCTTTGAGATGGCAAAGAAATTTAATCTTGCGGAGCTGATGGGCGAGGCGGTGTCCAAATCGGACACCGGAGAAATGCGGGTGGAGCAGATTCCACTCGCCGAAATCGAGGAGAACGAGAATAACAGCTACGCGCAGAACGACATTGACGAGTTGGCGGAGTCCATCAAGGTTATCGGCTTGCAGCAGCCGCTTGTGGTACGCCGCAAGCCGGAGGGCGGGTATCTGCTCCTCGCCGGTCACCGCCGCCGGAACGCGCTGGCGCTGCTCGACCGCAAGACTGCGCCCTGTATTGTGCTCGATGCCGACCTTGACCCGTCCATCCAGACGCTGATTTTACACTGGACCAACACCATGGCGCGCGGCGGCGGCGGTCTGACCGCTGAGTACACCGGTCAGGCGGCAAAGGAGATTGAGGCCGCGCTCAAGGATTTGCAGGCACGCGGCGTGGTAGAACTGCCGGGAAAGCTGCGCAGTTACGTTGCCGAGGTGCTCAAAACGTCTGAGAGTCAGATTGCCAGAGCAAAGGCGATTGACAACGGGCTGACCAAGGCGTGGAAAGGCGATTTTAAGTGCCATCGTATCAACGACAGCGCTGCCTACGAGCTGAGCCAGTGCGATGCAGACCTGCAAAGGGAACTACATGGCGCGTACAAGGACCGCTATTGGAGTCTGGACAGCAAAAAGATTAAAGCGCACCGCAAGGCGGCGGAATTTGACTTTACACCGCTGACCTGCCCGGAGGCATCGCCCGGCATAGAGCCTTGCACCGGAGCGGACAAGCGTGCCGCATGGGTTAAAGACGGGCACTGCGAGGGCTGCTGTCATGAGTGCTCAATCGCGGCTAACTGTGATCGCGTGTGCGGCAAGGTCAAGCAGCGCATTGAGCGGGAGAAAAACAAGGTCAAGGACAACGAGGAACGGGAACGCAGACTGGCAGAGTTCAACGCTTCGCCGCTGGCAGAAGCTCGGCGCAATATCCGCTTTGCGCTGGCCTGCAAGGATATTCGGTGCGCTGATGATTTTGAGGATAAGCGTTTCCGGTGGAATATGAGTTGGCTGTGGGCTTCGCAGCCGTTCGGCTGTGTGCCTGACCTTGCGGAGCTGTTTGAGATGGCAGCATCGGTCGGTATTGACCCATTTGAGATGATTGCCGACCATCCGGCGTGCAGCATCTGGCACAAGTACACCGAGGAGCGGCCGCCGGAGGGCGCTCGGGTGCTGTGTAATCTGTGCGGCTGTGCCGGACGGTATGGAGAGTATATCTACAAGGGTGGAAAGTGGTATTTCCCGGATTTGGACGATGAGGAGTGCGAAGCAAATATCCTCGTCAGCGCGTGGACGGAGGTGTTCCCGGAATAATGGCTGAATACATTAAGCGGGATACTGCCATAAGAGCGGTGATGGCGGCAAAATGGGTGGACGGTTCCGACGGTGCCATGGCAATGGAGATTGTTGCCTCGCCGTCAGCCGCCGATGTTGCTCCAGTGGTGCATGGGCGGTGGGATGATTCCGGGAGATATACGTTCCCGAGTGGAGCCGCAGCTGTCAGGTGCACCAACTGCGGCTGCGCACTGACAGAGAGCGAGTATCGCCTGAACAACTGGAATTACTGCCCTGTATGCGGGGCAAAGATGGACGAAGGACTAAAAAACATTTGACAAACCGAAATTTTGCGGATATTCTATAAAACTACACGCGGACGGGGAAACTCGTCCGCTGTGGTGTTCAATTTGGACACCGTTGGAGGGAAAATGAAGAGGAGAAAGACAATCCGAGCCGGGCGACTGGTGTGGGACGTTACCTACACGGTGCCGCGACCAAACGCCAGCAAGCAGGATCGCAAGCGCATCCGTGAGGTGACGGAGGAGCAGATCCAACGCACCAACGCCAACACGGCGCAGCGCAAACTGGAAATGCTGATGGCGACCAACTTTGACGAGGGCGATTTAGTGCTGACCGTCACCTATCGAGATGCGGACTTGCCGGACAGCGCCGACGTGACACGCAAGCACCTCGGCAAAGTGTTTGCGCAGATACGGGCCTACCGCAAGGCGCGAGGTCTGCCGGATCTGAAATACATTTATGTGCTCGAGGGCAGGCACGGAGACCACCGGCCTCACGCGCACATTATTATCAACGCCGCAGGCGGTGACTTGGAGCTGATGCGGTCACTCTGGATCTGGGGCGACGACATACAGCTTAATTATATTAGAGAGCGTGGGTATGACGGCTGGGCCGGTTACTTAACCAAGGAGCGACGCGAGGCATCGCTCAACGGTAAAAAGCAGTTTGTCGGCAGCCGCAACCTTGCCCGACCGGTCACGACTTACGAATGGGTGGACGACGGCACGACCGTTGATGCACCGCCCGGAGCACAGGTGCTCGATGAGGGCGGCGGCCGGAACGAGATAGCGTCCTGCCGGTTTGTGAAATATTTAATGCCGAAAAATACCTATTATAATACACACGCAACGCGCACACGCACGCGCGTTGTTGCTGGCTTGGAATGCTCTATAACATATGACACGAGGATGGAGAAACGAAAGCGAACGGGTAGACATAGGAGGACGAAAGGTGTATAATCAAGACAAAAGAATAAAACTTGTGTGCCCGCGATGCAAGCGACCGACCAACGTGGTCGCAATCAAGGGACGCACAGTGTTGCGGGATTTCCCGTTGTTTTGTAAATTTTGCAAATGTGAGACCGTCATTGAGTTTGACGGGGAGCGCCAGCGCCTGAGAGCCAGAGCCGAATAAACTGCACCAGAGATGGGTGTGGTTTGTTCGGCTTTTATTTTTTGCCAGGAAGGTGGTGAGTGTCGTGCAAACGGTGCGCGAAATGATACCGGAATATAAGCGCAACCTCGACCGGCTGCGTCAGCGGCGGCTTGATCTGCTGCGGGAGCGTGAGCTTGAACCGAGCTTTGAGAAGCGCTACAAGCTGACGGTGCGCATCTGTCGGCTCAAGAGCATCATCACGTCTACCGAGTCCGCCCTGCACGACATGCTCGAGTATGACAAGTAAGCCGCTGAGGCCGTGCCTGCATCCCGGCTGCCGGGAGCTGGTGCGGTGCGGGTACTGTGACAAGCACAGACCCAAGGACAGCGCACGGCGCAGCACAGAGAGCCGCCGGTGGCGTGGCTGGTACAGCCTGCCGATCTGGACGGACAACCTGCGACCGGCACAGCTGCTGCGTGAGCCGTGGTGCCGCGAGTGCGCACGGCAAGGCCGCCGAGTCCGAGCGACAGACGTTGACCACATCGAGCCGCATAACGGAGACTGGCAGCGCTTTACCGACCCAAGCAACCTGCAAAGCCTGTGCCACGGTTGCCACAGCGCAAAGACCATGGCCGAAAGCAGGGCTAAAGGCAAGACGAAACGGCGCTGAAAGGCAGAAGGCTTGGACGGGCGCAGGCAGGTGAGTGTGCGCGAACTTGGCGAGAAATCTCAAGATTTCTCGGAGTCCCCCCACCCTTGGAAAGTTTTGCGGCGGGGCGCTCTTGACCGCAGCCCCCCATGCATGGGAGATTTTTTCCCAATGGGACGGGAATTTTGGAGGTTATGGAAATGGCAAACATGAAAAGCGTCTGTACGGCAGGGCCCGTGGAGGTAAAAGCGGCGTGGTTTATGCCGGAACAGATGGTGCGCGTGCCGATCGGGGAGCTGGTGCCCTATGCGCGAAATGCGAGGACACACAGCGAGAGCCAGATCGCGCAGATCAGAGCGAGCCTGCGGGAGTTTGGCTTTGTCAATCCGGTAATCATCGACAGCGACCGGAATATCATCGCCGGACACGGGCGCGTGCTGGCGGCCAAGGCCGAGGGCATGACCGAGGTGCCGTGCGTGCTGGTCGAGCACCTGACGGACGCACAGCGCCGCGCGTATATTCTGGCGGACAACCGGCTTGCGGAGCAGTCCGGCTGGGACACCGAGATGCTGGCGCTGGAGCTGGGCGAGATTCAGGCCGCGGGCATGGACCTGACAATCACCGGATTCTCGGCAGCTGATTTGGAAATGGAAGACCCGAACGAAGAACCACCTGCCGCCGAAGATGACGGCGACAGCGGCGAGCCGGATTCCGACACGCCCAGTCGCGCCCAGGACGGCGATGTGTGGAAACTCGGTGACCACGTTCTTTTATGCGGAAATTGTACCGAAAAAGCGTATTTAGACAAAATTTTCGGGGGGGGTAACACAAAAAGTTGATTTACTACTTACTGACCCGCCGTATGGCGTTGATTACGTCGGCAAGACCGGCGACGCAATGACCATCGAGAATGATGGCGTTGACCGTGACGCGCTGCTGAAACTGCTGACCGGCTCGTTTGATGCTGTCAGCGAGTGGCTGCGAGAGGGCGCAGCGTATTACATCTGGTGTGCGAGCAAAACGTGGGATGTGTTCGCTCAGGCGGTTGAACAGCTTGGATGGCCGGTGCGCGAGCAGTTGATCTGGAACAAGGACTGCTTTGTGATGGGGCGTCAGGACTACCAGTGGAAACACGAGCCGTGTCTGTACGGCTGGAAGCCGGGAGCCGCGCACAAGTGGTGTAGCGACCGCAGCCAAACGACCGTGATCGACTGTCCTCGACCCAAGGCGAACCGCGACCACCCGACCATGAAACCGATTCCGCTGTTTGACTACCTGATCCGCAACAGCACGGACGTTGGTGACACGGTATATGACCCGTTCTGCGGCAGCGGCACGACGCTGCTGGCTTGCGAGCAGGCAAACCGTAAATGCGTGGCGGTAGAGCTGTCGCCGCGGTACTGCGATGTAATTTTACGCCGATGGGAGACGCTGACCGGCCGCAAGGCCGAGCGGCTTCGAAATTTGAGAGAGTGAGGTGACGAGATATGCCAGCAAGCAAGCCAATTCCGCGGGAGGCGGACGGCACGGTGGACATCAAGCAGGCGCGAAAGCGCATGGCAGGACACCGTACAAACGCCGAGATCGAGGCAAAAGCCAAAAGCGAGGTGCGGGCGAAGGAGCCGAAACGCATCACGGTGCCCAAGTATCTGCCGCAGGTGATGGAGGCAGAATACCGGCTGACCGCGAAAAAACTGGTGGCGCTGCATATCTTCTCCGACCTTGATTACGACATGCTGGCGCGGTATTTTATCGCGCGGGCGGCGTGGCAGAACGCCCAGAACTGGGCGAACCGCGCGATCATGCAGGGCGACGCCAAAGAGGCGGGCAGCTGGACCAAGACGGCGAACGTTTACTTCGGCCAGTGCCAGAGCTGTGCGTCGGCGCTCGGTCTGAGCGTGTCGGCGCGGTGCCGCCTCGTGATGCCGGAGCCGCCCAAGGATGAGGCCGACGAGGACCCGCTCAGCAAAATGCTGCGCGAGCGGGCAGAGCGCCGGAAGGCGTGAGACATACGTCCGAGGTTGTGACGGGCAGTGTAATGCCTGCTCGAGCTTCGACCTTTGGCGGTAGGTGAGTTTTGTGATATTTCCTCGCCTGTCCGTCAGAGCCTCGGACAGCTTCCTGCGCTGCGGCGGACGGTGGTCAGCCATTACGCCGTCCCCCACATCAAAGTGGCAAGGATACAAGCGGGTGCACCCAGAATGCAGACGAGTGGGTGCGTCCGCCGGAGCGCAGGAGGAGCAAACAATGCAAGATCGAACAATCTGTCCGGCTATGTGCCCGATGCTCAACGTCCAGGGCTTTTGCGAGAGCGCATGGAGACGGGCAGGCCAGGTGCGGGAGTGCCCGCATAAGAAAATGCGCAAGGCGGTGTCCAACTTGAACACCGCAGACAAAAAGTAAAATCCGGTGATGTGACGGGCGACCCACCCGAAACACCTTACCTATTTCTTTTGGCGGCGGCGAGGGTTTGTCCTCTTGTACCTCGCCCGTCCGTCAGAGCACCGGATGGTGCAAATTATGGAGGTTTTGACAATGACAATCAACAAAGCAACTCGGTCTGTGGATTTATTCAACACAATTCGCGGTGCTGCCGTCGCAATGATGGCGCAGACGCCGGAAAGTCCCGACTTGCAGGAACGTCTGCGTAAGCTGCAGACGACGCTTGCTGAATATCTCGGCTCGGCGGCGAGCGAGGGCATTCTCGTGGAACCGGACCCGATTGCGACCGAGGACGACTGCACCTATGGTGGCGGTGAGATGCCGCGTCTGACCCGCGCCGAGGTGCTGCACCGTGCCGAGCAGTGTGTCTGCGGCCAGCGTGAGCAGGACTACGGCACGCCGGAGGATAATTTTGAGACGATTGCGGGATTTTGGGAAATATACCTCAGTCGCGCGTGCGTGGATGAGGCGGGATGTGTGTATATCGACGCAACCGATGTCGCCATGATGATGGCGCTGCTCAAGATTGCGCGTATTGCAGGCGGTTCGGGCACGCGAGACAGCTTTATCGACCTTGCAGGCTATGCGGCGTGCGGCGGAGAGTGCGCCGATGTATGACCGCGAAGAGTATGAGTGGTTCAAGACGCACTGCATCTGCGTCCGCTGCCGCAAGGCCAAGGCACGCAGCGGCCGCACGACCTGCGCCGCGTGTGCGGCTCAAAACACGGAGCGCACCTTGCGGTATTTTAACGAGCTGACCGCCGAGGAGCGCAAGGAATACTCTCAGCGAGCCACCGAGAAACAGCGTGAGCGGCGTGACGCTCGCTACGCTGCCGGTCTGTGCGTTATCTGCGGCAAGCGGCCGCCGAGAGACAACCGCCGGACCTGTGCGCTGTGCAGCAGCAAGCGAACAGGCGCACGGCAGAAACAGGCGGAAAAGTAACAACAGCACTCCGGTGCTGTGACGGGCGGCAGCAGCTGCCCGAGAAACAACCTCCAAAATAATTTTGCGCAGGGCACGGCGGTAACGGAACGCCGCCGCGTCCGTCAGAGCACCGGAAACCAATTTAACAGAGCCGACGCGGGAAAGCGGTAGAGAGCCAGAGCCTGAGAGCCAGAGCCAACGAGCAATTTGTCTCGTCGGCTCTTATTTTTTGCTCGGAAAGGGGTGAGAGAGATGGCAAAAACAGAAAAACGCATCGACTACATCAGCGAGGTGGAGGATATCCGGCTGATTGCAAGTGGTGCAAACGCGGAGCACCGTACCATGACCTGGCGCGAGGCGACCGAATATTGGGAGCGCGACAACGGCACCGACGATTACGGCCGTGCGGCGCTGATGGCGTACCTCGGCATTGCAACCGCCGGCGAATGCGCGCTGCTGGATAATCTGGTTGACGCGCCGGAGGATGACGCACCGACAGAGGAGGAAAGTGAATGATGAAGAAAATCGTAGTCGCGCTGCTGTCTGACGCTCTGCTGTTGGGTGGCGTGGTTGTTATTATGGTTGGACTCTACACGATTTGGCCGCCGCTGGCCGCAATCGCGGGCGGTGTGCTCGCTATCTTGCTGTCGATTTTGATGGTCGTGTAAGGCGGTGCAGCAATGATCGCAGATAAGATTTTACACCGCATCCGTGGTCAGACTACGTTGACGCTGGATGACCCGACCGGATGGCGCACGGGCGGCAGCACCCTGTTCGGCGGCAAGGAAATGCAGGCCATGAAACTGCCTGCCGTCAACGCCTGCATCGAGATCATCTCGGACAGCGTGGCAAAAATGCCGATCTACCTGATGGACGGCGAGACCCGCGAGCGGGTGCCTGACCATCCGGCGGTGCGGCTGCTGACCGGCAGACCGACCGAGGCCCTGACCGCCTTTGACTATCACAAGCTGATGGAGAGCCGCCGCATTGCGTACGGCAACGCTTACGCGCTCATTCTGCGCGACAAGTGGGGACAGCCGGTGGAGCTGCTGCCGATCGCGCCGGGCTACATGCTGCCAATCCTCGACACCAACGCAAAGCTGTGGTATGTCGGCATCAATCCCAAGACGCACGAGTACCGCAAGTTCTGGCCGACCGATGTGCTGCATTACAAGGCATTTTCCACAGACGGCCTTGAGGGCATCAGCTATCTGCGCCGTGGCGCCGAGACCATCGAGGCGGCCCTGCAGGCACAGCGATACGAGAGCAATTACTACCGCAACGGCGGTCAGGTGAGCGGCATCCTGACCACCGACACCGACCTCTCGCCAAGGTCGACCACCATCGGCGGTGAGAAAGTGGACATCAAGAGCAAAATCCGTGCCGAGTGGGAAAGCATCCACTCCGGAGCGGACAACGCTTACCGCATTGCGGTGCTGGATAACGGCCTCAAGTACACGCCGCTGACCGCAACAAACCGTGACGCGCAGTTTATCGAGAGCAAGGCTGCCAGCGTCGAGGACATTGCCCGGCTGTTTAACATCCCGTTTTACAAGCTCGGCGCGGGCAAGGAGAGCTATGCCGCCAACACGCAGGCGGCCATTGAGTATATCCAGCGCACACTGTCGCCGATCGTCAGCGAGCACGAGCAGGAGGATACGCACAAGCTGCTGCTTGAGAGCGAGTGCAGCCGCGGCCTGCAGCTGCGCCGCAACATGATGGGCGAGCTGCGCGGAGACTGGACGGCTCGGGCTGCATGGTACAAATCAATGCGCGAGATCGGCGCGTACAGCGTGGACGATATCCGTGCACTCGAGGACCTGCCGGACGTGCCCGGCGGCGATGACCGTCTGGCAAGCCTTAACTACGTCCCGCTGGAGGATTGGCGGGACCTGAGCCGCCGCCGCAACGGAGCGGACGGCGAGGAACAGAAAGGAGTGACCCCATAATGGCAATCACAATGCCTAAAATCGACATTACGTTTGAGCAGCGTGCTGTGAGCCTGATCGGCCGCAGCGAGCGCGGTGTCGCAATCCTGATCGTGAGAGACGACACCGACAAGAGCTTTACCCATAAGCAGTACAGCGACCTCAGCGCCGCGCAGGCGGACGAGAGCCTGTACACCGCAGACAACTATGCTGCCATCTGCGACATGCTGGGCTTTGCACCGTATCAGGCGCATGTGTTCCGCTGTGACGCGGACGGCGCTCTGGCAGATACGCTCGCCGAGATCGGCAAGCGCGTCAAGACCGGCTGGCTGACCATTGCCGGTCAGAGTGCAGATGATGGTCTGGCGCTGTCTGCATGGGTCAAGACGTAGGCGGGCACCAAGCACAAGACCTATAAGGCGGTCTGCTACAACCTGACCACCGCACCGGACAATATGCACGTTGTCAATTTTGTCAACGAGTCGGTTACCTACACGGATGACCGCGGCAAGAAAGACGGCGTGACCTATCTGCCGAGCCTGCTCGGTATCTTCGCGGTGTGCAACGTCACCCGCGGCTGCACCAACTACCTGTGCAGCAATCTCAGCGAGGTGCAGGAGGTCGAGGACAACGACGCGGCACTCGGCAGCGGCAAGTTTATTCTTGTCAACGATGAGGACGGCAATGTGCGCGTGGCACAGGGAATTAACTCGATGACCACGACCAACGGCCAGACCCAGACCGAGGACATGCAGTTTATCGAGACGGTCGAGGCGATGGACATGATGCGCGACGACATTACGTCCGTATTCCGCGAGACCTACCTCGGCAACTACCGCAACAGCCGCGACAACCAGATGATGCTGGTGGCCTCGCTCAACAGCAGCTACTTCCGGCAGCTGATGCAGCAGAGCATCCTTGACCCGGACTACGCCAATGCGGCAAGCATCGACGTGGACGCGCAGCGTGCCGCGTGGGTGGCATCCGGCAAGAGCGAGGCTGCAGACTGGGACGATGACACCGTTAAGGCCAACCCGTTCAAGCGGACGGTTTACCTGACCGCGAATGTCAAGATTCTCGGCTCGATGACCGATCTCATTTTCCCGGTCACCATGGCGTGACCGGATAACCTACAACAATTAAGGAGGCAAGACCTATGAAGAAGAAACTGCTTGACCTGCTCGCTAAGAAGCGCGGCATTGTAGACCGCATGAGACAGGCGGATGCGGCAGGTGACCAGACCGCATTTGACGCGGCGCTGGCAGAGAACACCGCCGTTGACGCGGAGATTGCCCGCGTAAAGGCAATCATGGAAGCCGAGGAGAATGTACCGGCAGAGCCGGAAGGCGTACCGACCAGCGGCACCGATCCTCTGGCGGCAGAGCCGGTCAACAGCCGCGAGTGCGTGCATGCCTTTGCGGAGTGCATCCGCGCCCAGGCACGCGGCCAGCGTGCAGCCTTTGAGAGCAACGCAGACGTTCTGCGCCGTGCCATGGCAGCCGAAAACGCCGGTGCCATGACCGAGGGTGTCGAGGCAGACGGCGGTCTGCTGGTGCCGCAGGACATCCAGACCCGCATTAACGAGCTGCGCCGCTCTCTGGTGCCGCTGTCCGACCTGTTTGCGGTCGAGAATGTATCGTTCCTGTCCGGCTCGCGTGTGGTAGATACCGCGCCGAACAAGGGCTTTACCAAGATTGACGAGATGGATGAGATTCCGCAGGATGACAAGCCGGCGTTCCGCAAGATCGCCTACAAGGTCGAGGACTATGCGCTGATCCTTCCGGTCTCCAACGACCTGCTGCGCGACACCGACGAGGCTCTGCTCGCGTACATCTCGCGCTGGCTGGCGAAGAAGCAGATCATCACCGAGAACAACCTGCTTGTCACCAAGCTCGCCGCGCTCGACACCGGCGCCGCAGCCGCGACCGAGACGGACGTTGTAAAGGTGCTGAAGACTGCGCTTAACAAGACGCTCGACCCGGCGATCTCCGCGACGGCACACTTTGTGACCAATCAGGACGGCTTTAACGCCCTCGACCAGCTGGTGGACGGCAATAATCTCCCGCTGCTGCAGCCTGATCCGACCGGCTCGACCGGCAAGCTGCTGTTTGGCCGCGGCATTACCGTTGTGTCTAACGGCATCCTCAAGACCGCGACCAGCAAGGCGCCGATCTACTGCGGTGATTTCACCCAGTACGCGACCCTGTTCCGCCGTCAGCCGCTCGAGATTGCATCGACCGACATCGGCGGCAACGCATGGAAGACCAACAGCACCGAGGTCCGCGCGATTACCCGTCTGGACGCACAGGTGTTTGACTCTGAGGCCGCTGCTGCGGTATCTCTGACCATTGCGTAAGGACTGACCCAAGGGCGGCGCTGCTGCCGCCCTTCCTATTTATAGAGAGGAGGGCACAGAATGCCTGAATTTAACCCCAATCGCATTATGCACGGCAACGGCGGTCATGCGTGGTTTAACGGCAAAAAGCTGACCACCCTGCAGTCGGTGGAGGCCAAGGTCTCCGGTGATTTTGAGGATATCAACGTGTGCGGTGATCCGGCTACTTACCGTGTATATAACGGCTACTCGGGCGAGGGCACGCTGACCACGCTCAAGATCGACAGTGATGTGCTGAGCCTGATTGCTGCGGCGTATAAGTCCGGCGAGATGCCGACCATCACCATCATCACCAGCCAGACCATGCCGGGCACGAGCAAGGCCGAGCGCGTAGCGTACAGCGACATTACGATTGACGAGTTCACGCTCGCAAAATTCGAAAAGAAGTCCAAGACCGAGGAAGAGATTCCCTTTAAGTTCGGAAACTTCGAGGTTCTCGAAACCCTGTAAGGAGGTGCGGCATGAGATTCAGCTTAAACGGTCACATCGTGGCCGACAGTGACGCGCCTATCCTGCGTTGGTGGGGTATCCCGGCGGCCTGTCCGGCGGATATCCGGTCGGCGCTTGCCGAAAATCCCGCAGACGAGGAATTTGTGCTGGAGATTAACTCCGGCGGCGGCTCGGTCTTTGCGGGTTTTGAGATGTACAGCCTGCTGCGTAATGCATCCCGTCAGGGTGTACATACCCGCGCCGAGGTGCAGAGCCTTGCCGGTTCTGCCGCGTCTGTCGTGATGGCAGGTGCGGACACGGCGGCCTGCTCGCCGGTCGGTCAGGTGATGATCCACCTGCCGAGCACGGTCACTGAGGGCAATCAGGGCGTACACCGTGAGAGTGTGCAGATGCTCGAGAGCATCACCGAGAGCATTATCGCGGCGTACGAGAGCAAGGTCGGCGGCAAGACCAGTCATGACGCACTGCGCCGCATGATGGACCGCGAGACCTTTCTCAGCGCCCGTGCGGCGCTTGACGCCGGTCTGATTGACGAGATCATCGGCGAGGAGCAGCCGGGCGAGCCGCTCAATCTGAACAACATTTACAACGCTTGCGGAGCTGTTCCCGATATGGACAAGCTGCGTGCGGCGTACATCGCTGCACAGAGCCAGAGCCAAGAGCCAGAGCCGCAGCCGCCGGTGTCCAATTTGAACACCGCCCGCAAGCGTGCCATCGCCATTGCTGAGGCAGAACTCCGGGCGGTGGTCGTATGATTACCGCTGAGAGGCTGACCGCAATCAAACAATACTGCCGCATCGACTACGATGAGGACGATGCGCAGCTGACCGGCTTTGCGGAGATGAGCGACAGCTATCTCTCACAGTGCGGTATCACTCGTGACGGCCACGAGGCGATGTATGACCTTATCGTGCAGGCGATGGTGCTGACCCAGTACGAGGGCAAGTGTGCAGACAATGCAGCCGCAGCCCTGGCTACGGTTCCGCCGCTCGTGCGGCAGATGGTAAACCAGCTCAAACTCGTTTGTGCGTTTGGAGGTGCGGGCGATGGCAACACAGGTGCGTGATCTGCGCGACCGTGCCGAGGTATGGCTTGCCACGCCGACGGAGCAGCCAAACGGTGAGACGGACTACTGCTACACCAAGGTCAAAACGATCTGGGCGGCCGTCAACCCGACAAGCGGACGCACGGAAACACTGACCGGCGATGCCGAGCGTGCCGAGATCACGCACCGCGTGGTCTGCCGGAGCGCCAGCCTGCCGGAGCTGTGCCGCGAGATGTACTTTATTATCCGCGGTCAGCGGCTCGATGTGTCGTACTGGCTGCCAATCTATAACCGCCGCGGCTGGGTGGAGATTTACTGCACACTGCGGCAGGGAGAGGTGACACGCGATGGCTCGTGATGGTTTTGACTGCTCGGAGCTGATGGAGTTTGCCGAGCAGCTGGGCGCACAGCCCAAGGAGCTGGAAAAGGTGCAGAAAAAGCTGCTCCGCGATGAGGGCAGCAAGCTGCGCCGCAAGACAGCCCAGCAGGCGCGTGCAACGGTCAACCGCACAGCGGTGCACCGCAAAGAGTATGACCGCGCCGCCGGTCAGTACCACAAGAGCATCAAGCGCGGCAAGGTGTACACCAAGGACGGCCAGATGCGTATACGCGTGTATTCGGGTGACCCGATCGGCCATCTGGTCGAGCAGGGATGGACGCCCAAAGCGCGTGACGGTTCTCGCGGCAAGAAGCAGCTGGGCCGCGAGGTGTTTGACAAGACCGCGCAGGACTTTGATGAGCAGTTTCAGCAGGCTGCCGAGGACGCTCTGGACGAGGTGATTAACAAGCTATGATCCATTGGAAAGAGATAGATGACGCACTCGGTGCGGTGGTAAGTGCGGCACTCAAGGCCGCCAATCTGCCTGCTGTGCGTGAGCGCAAGGACGTTAAGGCGCCTCTGGTGCGGCGCAGTTACCGCATTGACGTTGGTCAGACCGACGGCATGGGCACGGACGATTACGCCGAGACCGGCTGCGACATCGAGATTTATTTTTATCCCGCCGACGGCACGCGCCCGCGGGACGAACTGAACGCCGCCGCTGACGCGATCCGCACGGCGCTGCGGGAGGGCGTGACCGTGCAGGACGTGGTGCTCATCCCGGAGGACGACATCACCTGCGACGCAGACGGCGAGACGCTGACAGTCATGCTGCGGCTCACCTGGATCGAGACCGCCGAGGAGACCGGCGAATTTATGGAGGAAATGGTATATGGATAAGAAATTACTGGACGCGCTGGCGGCAAAGGCCGAGCAGCGCAAGGCCGACAAGACCAAGGCGAAGCAGTTCGAGGTCGGCGGTCAGAAGCTTGATTTTGTCAAGCTCGGGCACACCGCCCAGCTGGACGCTTATGAGGCGTTTCTGGCGGCACGAGAGCAGCCGTCGCAGATGCTGGATGTCGGTGCACAGCTGATCTATGATTGCTGTCCGGCATTGCAGGACCCGGAGCTGCACACCGCGCTCGGCGTGACCGACCCGTACGACGTTATCTGGGTGCTGATGGATGTCCGCGAGGTCAATGAGCTCGCGGCATCCCTGTTTGCCTGGCTCGGTCTGATTGCCGGTGATGAGGATGAGGACCCGGCAAAAAACTGATTGAGCGCGACCCAGTGCTCGACCTTGCAGCATTTTACGCGGCACGAGGCATCACGCCGGAGCAAATCCGGCAGATGAGCTACGCAGACCGTGCGGTGCTGCGAGTCGGGCGGGCGCGCTGGTACGAGAATATGATAAACATCGTCGCGGAGGGCATCTGCCGCGCGTATGCACCGGAGGAGGGACGGAATAGTGGCTAAAAATAAGGTTATCAACACCGTCCTGACGGTGCGGGATAATATGTCCGGCGGTTTGGTCAAGGCCGCCCAGAACGCGAAGAAGTCCGGCAAGGCAATCGACAGCAGCATGATCTCCGCTACGCGCAGCGTGGTGGCGTTTAAAAATAAGTCGGTCGCAGCCTTGCAGGACTACGCCAAGAAAGCCGGTGCGGCAATCGTTGCCGGTACAACTGCCGTGGCAACCGGTCTGTCGGCGCTGACGCTCAAAAGCGCACTCGCCGCCGATGACCTTAACACTCTGGCAAAGCAGAGCGGCTTTTCGACGGCAGACATCCAGAAATGGCAGTACGCATCGGACCTGATCGACGTGTCGATTGACGATATCGTCAAGTCTGCCGCAAAAATGAAGAAGAACATGATCTCGACCAGCAAGACAACGATTGCGGCATGGGATCAGCTCGGCATTAAGGTCAAGGACAGCAACGGTCATCTGCGTAACAGCACGACGGTCTTTTACGAGACTTTGACCGCGCTGTCCAAAGTGCAGAACGAGACCGAGCGCGACACGCTGGCAATGACCCTGTTTGGCAAAAGTGCGGACAGCCTTGCCGGTATCGTCGATGACGGCGGTGCCGCCCTGCAGGAGCTGGCCGGTAAGGCCGAGAAGGCCGGTGTTATTCTGTCGCAGGACACGCTGGACAGTGCGAATGCCCTCAACGATAAGGTGGACACGCTCAAGGCCACGGTCAAGGGCTTTGCAGGCAAGGTCGGATCGGAGCTGGCCGGTCGTGCGTCCAAGGCACTGGATGTTGTCGGCTCGCATTTTTCCAAGGCGTTCAACACGTCACCAATGGACTGGCTTAACGGCAAGCTGGACACGCTGATGGCAAAGCTCGACAGCTGGATTGCCGAAGGCGGTCTGGAACGGCTGGCGGATCTGCTGGTAAACGGTGTGCAGCTCGGCGCCCAGAAGGCAGGCGATATGCTGCAAAAGGCCGGTGACTCAATGGCATGGTGTAAGGAGCATACTAAAACGCTCAAGACTGGCGTCAAGCTGCTGGCGGCGGCTTTCGCCCTTGTGAAGTTGGCGGAGTTTAACCGAACAGTAAGTTCTGGTGGAAATGCACTGCTTGGACTTGGCAAAACTGTGCTGACAATGACTGGTTTGCTGGGCGGACAAGCTGCGGCGACAAGTACAGCAACGGTAGCGCAGACTGGCTTAAATGCTGCTTTGCGGGCTAACCCAGTAGGTTTTGTAATCACGGTGTTGGAAGCGCTGATCGCAGTTGGTGTATTAGTGTATAAAAACTGGGACTGGCTCAAGGCCGGTGCGCAGAGCCTTTGGAACAAGTTTAAGGACGTCAGCATTCGCATTGGCACTGCCTTTTCCGGTGCGTTCAACAAGGTCAAAAATGCCGCTAAGACGGCGCTGGAATGGGTAGCAAGCAAGCTGTCGTGGCTCAACGACAAGATCGAGAGCATCCCCATCCTGGGCAGTTTGTACAAGGGTGCCAAGGGTGTCCTGGGCGACGCTATCGAGTGGGTAGACAATGCCACAACGGGCAATCGCTCGGGCACGTCCACAGGTACGACCCAGACCAAGACCAGCAGCAAAACGACTACAACGGCCGGTCCGGTCAAGACCACGACCTCGACCACTACGACGGTACCTAAGCCGACACCCAGCAGCCTGCTGAGCCTGCCGGGACTCGGCAAGGCAACCGGTACGCCCTATTGGCGCGGCGGCCTGACCCGTGTCAACGAGCGCGGCGGTGAGATCATGAACCTACCGAGCGGCACGCAGATCATCCCGCATGATGTGTCTGTCAAGGCGGCAGGCGGTCGGAGCGTGACGGTCAACGTCAACATCCAGGGCAATGTGATCGGCAACCGGGAGTATACCGAACAGGTCGGTGAGTACGTCGGCCGCAAGGTGCTGGCGGCGCTCGGCAACACATAAGGAGGTGCGGTAAGTGTACAAGATTATTTTCAGCGTAAACAACAACGAGGAGGTCTGGACACTGCCGCACTGTCCGCCGGATTTCCCGATCCCGCAGCCGGAGCAGCACCACGAGACCTACGAGGGCCTGAGCCGCGACTATCGCCGCATCGGCACGCTCGGTCTGCGGCACATGGAGTGGACGGCACTGTTGCCGGTGCACAGATATCCGTTTATGCCGTCCGAGGCATCTGCGGATGGTTGGGCGTATGTCGATTTTTTCGACCGGTGGCGTGACAAGAAGGTGCCGTTCCGGCTGATCGTGCTTGACAGCAAGGGCGCGGCACGGCTTAACATGCCGGTGACGGTGGACAGCTTTGATGTTACCGTGCGAAAAAACGGCGATTTGGAGTATTCCATCGCCGTGACAGAATACAGATTTATCAAATGAGGAGGTGCGCCGATGGCGGCAGGATATGTCGATGACCACAAGCTGATACTGTACCGCGACGGCGCACAGCCGCGCGATATCACCGCGTTTGCCAGTGACATGACGCTGACGGACGACCTCGACACGCTGGCGGCAGAGCTGACGTTTAAGACGTTTATTAGTCCGTGGGACAAGTACACACCCAAGCTGGCACTCGCGCCGGGTGATAAGGTGCGCGTGACCAATCAGGGCAAAACGGTCTTTTCCGGCATCATTATCACGGTGACGTTGGACGGCGGTGTAACCGCTTATGACCGCGGATGGTATCTCAACAAGAGCGAGATCGTGCTGCAGGTCAACAACCTTGCCGCCGATCAGGTCATCCGCAAGGCGTGTGCCAAGGCGGGCGTGACAGTCGGCAAGGTGTGCAGCCTGCCGACCAAGATCACGCAGCTGTGGACCGGCAACACGCCCGCTGACATTATCAGCGATGTGCTGAACACCTGCACGTCTGCGACCGGCAAGCAGTACCGCCACCGCGTGGACGACAGCGGCCTGCAGGTCGAGGCACTGCCGACCGCCCCCATCAAGGCATATCACAAGCCGGCGAAAAATATCGCCGCATTTGACATCACATGGGCGCTCGGTCAGGTGAGCGGCGAGGACAGCATTGAGGACACTTACAACGCTGTTGTCATTGCCGCCGAGGACGACGGCAAGGCGTACATCGGCGCACAGGCCAGCAACGCGGCGTCTATCAAGCGCTACGGCTTTATGCAGCATATCGAAACGGTTACGGAAAATCCCGGCACGGCTGTGCTTGGGCAGATGGTGAAAAATCTGCTGAAAAATGCCGACAAGGTAGGGCAGACCCGCTCCATCTCCGAGATTTGGGGATGCGATGAGGTGACAAGCGGCGTGGTGCTGCGGTTTAACTCTCCGGCGTTTGGCATCAAGGGCAACTTCCGCATTACGCGCGTGGAGCATCACTACGGCGGTGCAGGACACACGATGGCGCTCGAAATCACGGCGCTCGAGCAGGTGCGAGCCGCCGCCGAGGGCAAGACCGACGCGGCAGCCATCAAGGCCGCCAGCACGGACAAGGTGCAGGTGTTCGGCCTGCCGGATCTGTCCGGCGGCAGTGACGGCGGCTCGGGCGGCACCATTGTCAAGGCGCTGTTTACCGCCTACTATCCGGCTAACAATGCGCTGGAGGGCGGATATTTGGACGCGCAGGGCAACAGGCTCGACCCAAGCAAGCACACCTGCGCCGCACCGCCGTCTGTGCCGTTCGGTACGAAAATTACCGTCCGTGACACCGGCACAAGTCTTGACGGCACGGCCTACACGGTCAACGACCGCGGCGGCGCCATCCAGATTGAGAACGGCGTGTACCACTTTGACCTGCTGATGAGCAGCAACGCCGAGTGCAATCGCTGGGGACGTAAAAACGGCTCTGCGATCATCGGCGGCTCGGGCGGCGGCTCGGGCAGCGCAGTGTCGTTTGTCAACACCGCACTGGGCGAGGTCGGATACAAGGAGTCCGGCAAAGACATCAACAAGTTCGGTCAATGGGCCGGCCACAACGGCGTTGCCTGGTGTGTTTATTTTGTTTGCTGGTGTGCGTACAAGTCCGGCGCACCTATCCCGACAAGCTACGGCTACGTTGGCGATATGAGCAGCTATTTCAAGGCTCGCGGCAAGTACAAATCGGCAGGCAGTTACAAGCCCAAGGCTGGCGATCTGATGATACAGGGTGACCGTCACATCGGCATTGTAATATCTGCCGGAGCATCAAGCTGCGAAACCGTTGAGGGCAATTGCAGCAACTCCGTCAAGCGTGTCACCCGCAGCTACGCGGAGATTTCTGGTTTCTGCACGCCGTGGGGATAACACAAGATATTGTATACTTGTGGATAACACTGTGGAAGATGTGGAAAGGAGTGCGTGCCTATGGCATGGGATACAGCGCTGGCGCGCGCCATCAAAGGCACAAGCCGCGCCGAGGCAGACCGCAGGCCGCAGCCGTGGTACAGAGCCGAGGTCGTGCAGGTGACGCCCAAGCTGATCTTCGCGATCGCGGACAAGGAATTTAAGTTCGACAGCAGCACCGGCCTGATCATGACCGCGACGGCAAAGGGCAAAACGTGGAAGGTCGGCATGCAGGCGGCGGCGCTGCTGCATGGGGCACAGCTGTTGGTTTTGGATAGTCTGTAACGGAGGAGGTGCAGCGGAATGTTTGACGAGGAGCAGGCGCAGTTTGTCTGCGATTTTCTGGAGTGCCTGACATGCTCCAGCGGTGTGCCGCTGCGCCTGATGGACTGGCAGCGCGACATGATAACCGAGTTTTACGGTCAGCTGATCGAGGACGAGGACGACCCGGCAGGCAACTACCTGCGGCGATACCAGTACCTGTACCTTGAGATTGCAAAGAAGAACGGCAAGTCGGAAATCGCTGCCGGTCTGGGTGTGTACCACCTGTTTGCCGACGGCGAGATTAACGGCGAGGTGTATGTCGTAGCGGCTGACCGCGACAATGCGGGCATCGTCTTTGCAGCGGCCAAGTACATGGTAGAGCAGAGTCCGGCGCTGAAAAAGCGCAGCCGCATCGTGGACAGCACCAAGACCATCTACGACGAGACGAGCGGCAGCAGGCTCAAGGTGCTGTCCAGTGAGGCGTACAGCAAGCATGGCTACAAGCCGAGCTGCGTTATCTTTGACGAGCTGCACGCCCAGCCGAGCCGCGACCTGTGGGACGTGATGACCTTTGGCGCGGGCGATGCACGGCGGCAGCCGGTGTGGATCGTGCTGACGACGGCCGGTGACGACCCTGACCGGAAGAGTATCGGCTGGGAAGTCCACGAGAAGGCGCTCGCTATCTACCGATGGCGGCGCGGCGCGAGGGATGAGAAAGCCTACGATGACCCGCGTTGGCTGCCGATCATCTACGGTCTCGGACTGATCGAGGACGAAGATGAACTGAAGGACCTCAATATCTACGACGAGGACCTGTGGCGGCGGTGCAATCCGTCGCTCGGCAAGACGCTCAAGTTGGCTACCATCCGCGCCCAGGCAGCGGACGCCAAGAAAAGCGAGGCCGCCGAGCGGCTGTTCCGGTGGCTCAGGCTTAACCAGTGGATTGCCACGGCGACTGTCGGATGGATACCCATCACCATCTACGACAAAACGCAGTGGAATCCGCCGGACTGCAAGGACTGGCGCGAGGCCGTGCAGCTGCTGCGCGGCAAGACCTGTTACGGCGGCGTGGACCTCTCCAAGAGCACCGACCTTACCGCCTTCGTGCTTGTGTTCCCGCCGCAGGAGGGGTTGGACAGGTGGGTGGCTCTGCCTACCGGATGGATGCCGCTTGACGGCATTGATGCACGCGAGCGCGAGGACCATGTGCCGTATCGGGACTGGATACGTGCAGGTTTCCTGCACGGTTGCGAGGGCGATATCATCGACTTTGAGGCTGTGGCTGACGCTGTGGTGCAGGCCGCACAGGATTACGACCTGCGCATGGTCGGCTTTGACCCGTATCTGGGTGCGACCGTGATGCAGAACATCCGCGAGCGACTTGCCGGTACGGTGACTGAGGTCGTCGAGATACCGCAGGGTATCCGGTCTATCTCGCCGCCGATGAAGGAGCTGGAGCGGCTCATCCGAGCGCATGAGATGCTGCATGTACACAACACGGCGGCACGGCAGTGTTTTCTCAACCTGCGGTGCGTATCGGATGACAACGAAAATATCAAGCCAACCAAAAAGCGGAGCCGCGGACGCATTGATATCACGGTCGCGTGGATCATCGCGTTTGCGACGGCGATGCTGCAGCCTGCACCAACGCTGGCAGACAGCGTGGCGGCTGCGGATTGGCACATGTGAGTTTAGGAGGTGTCGGCTATGGCCGATGTATTTCCGGTTATCCCGGAGGAGCTGCCCGCGCAGGTCGCGGAGAGCATTGGGCGTTCTCCGGCGTTTGTGTTCCACGAGGATGGCCGCTCGGGCAGTTTCCCGCTGGTTGACGGCGCTCTGGTGGAGCGGCAGGGCGTGGAGGCGGTCAAGCAGTGGCTTGAGCTGATGCTCCGGCAAAAGCCTGGTGCAATTCCGATCTACCGGACGAGCGGCACGACCCAGCCGGGCGTGGAGGCAGTCAGTCTTGACCGGCGCGTGCCGGAAGGCTGGATTTTTGCCGAGATTGAGCGCAACGTGCGGGAGACCGCCGCGTTCTGTCCGGCCATCCGGACGCTCGACAGTTTTAAGTTTACGCGCGTGCGGCGCGGCGTGGAGGTCCGCTTCACGGTCCGCCTGCACACCGGAGAGAGTGAGGAGGTGACGACGTATGTCAGCGAGTGAGATTTTAGACAAGATGCTGTCCGCAATGCCGGAAAGCTATCAAAAGACCATCGGTTTCCCGACTTATGACCTTTTAGCCGCAGTCAGCCTGCGGATGGAGGGCACGGACGAGACTATCAACGAGGCCAAACAGCAGCTTGACCCCGAAAACCTGCACGACAGCGCTCTTGACCGTTATATCTATCCGCGCTCCGGCTTGGAGCGCAAGGCGGCGACTTTTGCACACGGCCGCTTGACCGTCACCGGCACCGGCACGGTCGAGCAGGGCACGCTGTTTGAGAGCGGCGGCGGTGTTCAGTATTACGCAACCGAGACCGTAGCCATTGAGGGCGATGGCACTGTACCGGTCACCTGCACAGTGGATGGCACGGCAGGCAATCTGCCCGCACACAGCGTGACGCAGATGCCGGTGGCGGTGCAGGGCATTGCCTCGTGTGATAACCCTGAGCCGATCGGCGGCGGCTATGCCGAGGAGTCGGACAGCGAGTATTATGCGCGGTATCTGGTCGTGCTGCGCACGCCTGCTACGTCGGGCAACATCTACCACTACATGCAGTGGGCGCTGGAGGTGGCCGGTGTCGGTCATGTCAAGGTGTTCCCACGCGTACAGGGGGCGAACACGGTTGACGTGGTAATTGCCGACAACGCCGGTCAGCCTGCATCGCCTGCGCTGGTGAAGTCGGTGCAGGACTACATCGACCCCGACAGCGAGGGCGCAGGCCGCGGACAGGCGCCCATCGGCGCACAGTGCTTTGTTACTGCCGCGACCGGCAAGGCCATCACGGTCAGCTGCACGGTGTCCAAATCGGACACCGTAACCGAGGACATCCTGACATCCGGCATCAAGGAGAGCGTTGCGGCCTATCTGGCGAGCACGGTCTTCACACAGGATTATGTCAGCTATGCACAGATCGGTGCGGCCATCATGGACACGCCGGGCGTGATTGACTACGCCGGCTTAAAGGTGTCCGGTGGCATTGTGAATATTGCAATCGCGGAACGTGAGTGTCCGGTACTGGGCGAGGTGACGATCACCTATGGCTGAGTTTGACAATATGCTGCGCAGTCTGCCGGTGGCGTACCGCACGGACAAGTGGGTGTGCGACCTGCTTGCCGCAATCCAGTCGCTCGACGACACGCAGCGCGAGCAGATGCTCGACATTACGCAGCAGCTGTTTCCTGCCAGCATGACGTGGGCGCTTGCCATCGAGGAGCGCGACGCCGGATTGGCCTCGACCGGCACGCTGGAGGAGCGCCGCACGGCGCTGATTGCACGGTGGCGCGGCTCGGGCAAGTGCGACGTTGACCTGATCCAGCGCGTGTGCGACAGCTGGAAGAATGGCGAGATTTCCGTCGGCTTTGCCGCGGGCGTGATCATGCTGACGTTTGTCGGCGCGTATGGCATTCCCGCACCGGCCGAGCTTGCCGCATTGCAGGAGGCGGTAGATCGCGTGATCCCGTGCCATCTGGCAAGCAAATATCTCTGGCGTTGGATTCTCGTCCGCGAGATTGAGGGCATGACGCTGGACGAATTGCAGACGCACAAAATCAGCGAATTTGCATTTGAGGAGGTGCAGGCGTGAGCCTGAAAACCAAAATTCTGGGGCTGTTTAAGTACGATCCGGACAAGGACGGCGCGAGCACGTTCAATATCAAGCAGGCGCTCAACGACAACTGGGACAAGCTGGACAACGAAGTTGCAGCGCGTGTAAAGACCACGGAATTGGCCGCCGAGGTCAAAAAGACCGTGAAAGGCGGCAGCTTGACCGCCTCTGATCTGGGCGCGGTATCGGCAGCGGATAAGGGCAAGGCTGGCGGCATTGCGGGTCTGGGCGCTGACGGCAAGGTGCCAGCAGCGCAGCTGCCCGCGATGAATTACGAGGGCAAGGGCGCCGTAGATACGCATAACAAGAGTTCAACCGCGCACAAGGAGCTGTTCGACAAAAAACTCGACAAGCCGACCGGCAAGAAAGGACAGTTTGCAGGCTTTACGGAGGATAACGTAGTCGGTGCGATGGATGCCCCCAACGGCGGCGAGACCGACTCCGGCGTGGGTGAGCTGCAGGACACCGAGATGGAGGTCGGCACGATCACCAACAGCGGAGCGGGTTGGAATACGTTCAAGTTCCGCGAGGCGTTTGAGGGTGTGCCGCAGGTGACCTGTCAGGCCGAGGACTTTGACGGCGCGGTGCTGGTCAAGGACATCACCGCCGAGGGATTTTTGTACTGCCTGCGTACCTTGCAGACCGGAACTTACTATATCGGTACTGAGACGGGTACCAACCCGTCGCACAAAGAGACCACACTGGTCAGCGGCACAACGACCACGGCTGATGCAGTTAAAATCAATTACATTGCCGTAGAGTATGGAGGCGAAAGATAAATGTTAGCAAATCAGAGCGATTTCATGGCGTATGCGTCGGCACTCAAATCGAATTACCGCAAAGGCGTGCATAGGTTGGAGACGATCCTCTCCAACCCGACTATGAGCGCGGAGTTTGCCGCCAATCTGGGCGGCGTGTCGGTCGTGCTCGGCGTGCCGATCAGCATGCCGGACCGCAACAGCGACAAGCTGCTTGAACTGCTGCTCGGCAGTGCGGTGGCAGACAATGCGGTAGAAACGTGGCTGCACCAGTTTTACGAGTTTACCGACTGGGATGATCTGCTCAGTGATTCCGCCCGCTGTCAGGAGATGGCCAACAACCCGCTGATCTGGCGCGCGGCCGGCGGCAGTAAGCTGGCGGTCGGTAAGTCCGTTGCTACGCTGGCGGGGCTGTCCTGCTCGGCGTATAAGGATATTGATGCGGTAGCGGCATCTTCGGTTGCTATGACGGCAGTAGCATCCTCTCAGGTTGCTATGGCGGCTATCATCGGCAACTCGACTGCGCTCAATGCCGTGGTGACCTCTTCGGTTGCTATGACGGCGGTGGCAGCCTCTCAGGTTGCTATGACGGCGGTGGCAGCCTCTCAGGTTGCTATGACGGCAGTAGCATCCTCTCAGGTTGCTATGGCGGCCGTGATTGGAAACGCCACTGCACTCAATGCCGTGGTGACCTCTTCGGTTGCTATGACGGCAGTAGCATCCTCTCAGGTTGCTATGGCGGCGGTAGCAGCCTCTCAGGTTGCTATGGCGGCTATTGTTAAATCGCCGGTAGCAATGGCTGCTATGTGGCGCAGCGACACCGCAATCAAAGCACTGCAGGCCAACGCGACCGCGTGGAAGACGTTTACCGGAGCCACCAGTGCGGTCATGGGTAAGACCGTTGCAATCCTCGCTAATCTGGATCCGTCGGGCTATGCTGACATGACTGCGATTGCAGCCTCTCAGGTTGCTACTGCCGTCATAGCAACCTGAGAGGCTGCCACCGCCGTCATAGCAACCTGAGAGGCTGCTACCGCCGCCATAGCAACCGAAGAGGTCACCACGGCATTGAGTGCAGTGGCGTTTCCAATCACGGCCGCCATAGCAACCTAATGCGGCGCAAACACTCCTCATTTTGGGTTTTAGTATGTATAATAAACATACCAAAATCCGAAAGGGGAATTACAACATGACGGCCAAAACAGAGTTGACAAGGCAGCTTCTCGCAACTTTTGCGGCGGGAACGCCGACCGCAGAAGAACTCGACGCTATCTTAAAAGGCTACATTATTTTTAAGGAAAATGATGAGCAGCGTAGTGATTTGAAGCGGCGGATCAAGCACTATCTGGGCGCAAAGAAGATTGACGGTCTATCCGCCAGAACGCTGGCGAACTACCGCAGCCACCTTGAATTATTTGCATCTAAAGTGACCAAGAGCACGGCCAAAATCACCACCGACGACATCCGAGGTTACATTGCATTTTTGGACGAAACGCGCAATCTCAAGGAAACGTCACTGCAGACGCATATCAACAGCCTGCGGGCGTTCTTCGGCTGGCTCACGATGGAAGAGAAAATCAAGAAGAACCCGATGAGCAAGATCAAGTCCATCAAGATCGACAAGGTAGGAGCACGCCAGGCGCTGACGGTGGAAGAACTGGAACGGCTGCGTGACGCCTGCGTAACTTACCGCGAAAAGGCACTGATCGAGTTTCTGGTTTCCTCCGGCTGCCGTCTGAACGAGGTTGCTCAGCTGTCGGCCTCTGATCTCGATTTGATGAGCCGGTCGGTGCAGGTCACCGGCAAGGGTGACAAGGATCGTGTTGTCTTTTTTAGCATCCGTGCACGCCTGATGATTGAGGAGTATATGGTATCCCGCAAGGGCGGCACCGGCCTGTTTGTGTCCAGCAAATCGCCATACGAGCCGCTGAAACCTCGGGCGATCCAGCGCATGGTTCGGGCAATTAGCCTGCGTGCAGGTCTGGATAAACGAGTGCATCCGCACTTGCTGCGTCATACGTTTGCAACACTGGCGCTCAACGGCGGCATGGATATTGCGGTTATTCAGCGGCTGCTTGGCCACGAGAATATCGCAACAACGCAGATCTACGCCGAAATGTCGGATGAAACAATCCGGCATCAGTATAACAAATATGTAGCGGTTTAACCGCGGAAAGGAGCACACATGAAAATCAACGGAATCAAGGCGCTGGACTATCAGTGCCAGGGCGAAAGCCTGACGTTGGTACTGTCCGAAACCACGTTTGATGCGGTGTCCAATTTGAACACCGCTCTGGTCGAGGTCCGCACCGATGACGGCGATCTGGTTGAGGCGCACGGCGGCTATGCGCTGCGTGCCATCACCTACGACAAGGACAAGCAGACGTATACTGTCGCTTGCACCACGGCCGCCGACGATACGACCGCGCAGGCGATCTCGCAGTTAGTGTCTAAGGTGGAGGAGCTGGAAACCAGCAACACCGCACTGGCGGCTCAGGTGGACTACATCAGCATGATGACCGATACGGAGGTGGCGTAAATGGCTAACTGGTTTGAGAAGATCAAGAAGTATTACGACGCCGGTCTGTGGACCAAGAAAATGGTCGGCAATGCGGTGGTGAAGAAGAAAATCACCGCCGAGCAGTACAAGGAAATCACCGGCGATGACTACAACAAGTAATCCACCGGGATTTTTACACTTGCGATAGGGCAACAGCCCGGAAAGGACAAAATCATGTACGAATCTAACATCTACATCAAGAACTATGCAACCATCAAGAAGTACCCCGGCGATATCGGCGTGCAGTTGGATATGTTCGATAACGCGCACGGCCTCAAGCACAACGCACTGGCCCGCGCCCAGTACAAGCACTGGCGCAGCGTGCAGACCGGTGTTCCGGACCTGCTGAGCGTGGAGGACAAGCGCCTGCTGGGGCTGTAAAACAAGAAAAACCGCCTGAAAAGGCGGTTCATTGACAGGGTTCGTCAGCGTATGCTATAATACAAACGGACGCTGTTACATATGGCGGTCAGACCCTCTTTTCCTTTCCCGCAGTCTGCGGCAGGAAGGAGGTGGCGCGGATGCAGAAGAAAGCATTTAGGCTTTTTATGTGTGCGGTCATTGTACTGTACATTTTCTGTATAAAAGCGCGATGACCGCTCGTCTGATCCACGAACGGTCATCTAAATGAACGGTCTATAGGGTCTGACTGCTGTAACAGCGTCCCCTTTGGTTATATTATAGCATATTCTCCGGCTTTTTTAAGAACGACAGACCG